GCTTTCCGATTTGTTCCGCGTGATATTTAGAAAGGCGGTGGCTGAAAAGTGAATATTATCGACAAAGCGATTGAAGCTTTCAATCCGGCGGCCGCCCTGAAACGACAACAGGCACGAATGGGAATGGAGCTGATCCGAACATTTCAAAATTCAGGATATGACGAATCAGGGGCTTCCAGAACAAAAAATTCAATGCGCGGCTGGTCGGCAAGATCAAAAAGTCCGCAAGAAGACATTGACAAGAATCTTCCGACACTACGCCAGCGATCAAGAAGCTTGTATATGTCGGCGCCGCTGGCCGCTTCGGCAATCAAGACAAACCGAACGAATGTAGTTGGCGAAGGATTGAAGCTGAAAAGCACGATCGACTATTCCTATCTTGGAATGACGCCGGAAGCGGCGGCAGAATGGCAACGCCAGGCGGAACGCGAATTTGAATTATGGGCGGAATCAAAGTTTTGTGACGCGATACGATCGAATAATTTTTACGAAATCCAGCAAACGGCGTTAATGTCGTGGCTTATGAATGGCGACGCTTGCGTCCTGGTAGAGTACGAACGCCCGACGAAGTTCTTCCCGTATGGGTTGCGCGTCCGCCTGATCGAATCGGATCGAGTTTCAACGCCACACACGACCGGAAATAACGTGAATTTATACGCGAAGGACTTACAGACCGGGAACCGGATCTATAACGGCGTTGAACTTAACGACGTCGGCCAGATCGTGGCATATCATATTTGTTCGACCTACCCGAACAGCAATCTTCACACGGAAAAGAAGTGGACGCGTGTAAAAGCCTTCGGCGACAAGACGGGAATCCCGAACGTGTTAATGATCTACGAAACAGAACGTCCGGAGCAATACCGCGGCGTCCCTTACCTGGCGCCGGTCATTGATTCATTGAAACAATTAACCAGATACAGCGAAGCCGAACAAATGGCGGCTGTTATCAACGGATTCTTCACGGTGTTTATTACATCGGAATCCGGAGCGCAAGACGTAGGGTTCACCGGAGTAGTTCCGGAAGGCGAAGAAGTGACGAACGATAATGTCAGTTACGAACTGGGGCCTGGAATGGTGAACATGTTAAATCCGGGCGAAAAGGTCGAAATCGCTGACGCGAAAAGGCCTTCGACGAATTTTGACGCGTTCGTGACCGCGCTTTCGAAGTATATCGGTGCCGCGCTGGAAATCCCGGTCGAACTACTGACAAAGAACTTCATGTCAAGTTATTCCGCTTCACGCGCCGCCCTTCTGGAAGCTTGGAAGGCTTTTCGAATGAAAAGGGCGTGGCTTGCCGCTGATTTTTGCCAGCCGATATATGAAATTTTCCTGATCGAAGCAATTTCTTCCGGAAGATTAAAGGCGCCAGGATTCTTCCTGGATCCGATGATTAAAAAAGCATATTCCGGCGCGCAATGGAACGGCCCAGCCCAGGGAATGATTGATCCGGTCAAAGAAGTGAACGCGGCAAAAGAAAGAATATCAATCGGAATTTCGACACGCCAGAAGGAAACAATCGAAATGACCGGCGGCGACTTTGAAGCAAACGTCGCCCAGCTTGCACGCGAAAACGACCTGATGAAAGAATACGGCATTTCTGGCGCGGCACCGTCCGCACCGGCTGAAAATAAAACAGAAAAGGAGAATGTTGACAATGAAGAAGGCAACGAAGAAGGCAAAGTTCCTGAACATGGCGACACCGGCGCCGAAGGTCAATAAATTCTGGAACTTCACAGAACACGGAAACGACGCCGAATTACAACTTTTCGGAACGATTTCTTCGGAAGAAGACTGGTGGAGTGACGATTGTGTCACTTACAGAAATTTTATTAACGATTTGAACGCACTGGGGCCTAAAGACAATATAAACGTATTGATCCAGTCCCAGGGCGGCGATGTATTCGCGGCAAATGCGATTTATAATGCGCTTGTGGCAAACAGCGCAAAGATTACCGCGACAATTATCGGAATTTGTGCTTCCGCCGCCACGATCATTTTACAAGCGGCAGAAACACGCAGAATCGCAAAAAACGGCGTAATTATGGCCCACAATCCAAAAGTAACGGTTTATGGAGCCTACGAAGCGGACGATTTGCGAAAGTTAGCGGAAGCAACCGACAAAGTAAAAGATTCAATCAAAGCCGTTTATCGCGATCGCCTGGGAAAAACAGACGACGAAATCGAAGAAATGATGAACGAAACGGCCTGGTATGTCGGCCAGGAAGCCGTTGACAATGGATTTTGCGACGAAGTGATCGAAGAAAACTTCACGAACGCCGCAGTCACAAACGAAGGAAGATACAGTTTCAAGAACTACGTGGAACCTATTCTTCCCGATGATGTTCGAAAAAAGGTTCAGAATCTTTCTAAAACGCCGCAGAAGGACGACGGGACTTTTTTTAATAAAACCAATCCACAGAAAGGAAATAATGACATGGGACAGAATCAGAACCAGAACACGGCGCCGGTGAAAATCGAGAACGCCGCACAGTTGCGAAGCGCTTATCCCGATATGATAAATCAGATCGTGGACGAAGCTATTCAGAACGAACGCGATCGCTTAAAAGCCATTGACGAGATCGCGAACGGAATTCCTGACGACGTTTTGAAAAAGGCAAAGTATGACGAGCCGCTTTCCGCCGCTGATCTTGCACTGACACAGATGAAAGCAAACAACGCCGCCGGAGTGCAGACGATGACAAATGTTGTTGACGATCTGACAAAATCCGGATCCGGAGAGGTTGGAGCAGTTCCGAACGTTGGAAACGACGCCGGAGAGCAGACACCGGAACAGAAGGAAGCCAAAGTTCGCGGATTTGCAAACGCGTTAAAGGGCGACAAGAGAAGAAAGGAGAAATAAATCATGGGATTATATGAAAAAGTCGGCGAATTTACGCCGGATTCACTTTTTGCGTCACCTGACTACCCGGTTTTGAAAGAAGGAATCGGCCTGAAAAAAGGTCAGGGCGTATTGAAACGCGGATCCCTTATCGTGAAGGGATCTG